CATTAACCGTGTCTACTAACCCATTGACAACCTTATATAAAGTAAAGGTAAGTGCGCCCCCATCTTCAGGGGAGACAGTCTCTATAACACGGTCAGCAGCAGCAATTATCATCGTCTTTGAGCCTGTAACTGAAAGTTCTGTTGTAGCCTTTGCGTCTGCTGCTGCTGATAAAGGACCTTTCATGCTAATGCCAATTAGTTGTAACAGCTTTTTAACACTAGATCTTTGATTAGCCGTAGCCAAGAAGTTCTCATTAGCGAGCATGTCGGCTTTCATAGACATGACAGAGCCCATGTAAGCTATAAGATCAATAAACATCATGCCTAGATCAGATTCAACAAAATACTTATAGTCTGAAGGATATACAGCCTTGGAATAATCAATCAAAGAATCTCTTAAAGTTAAGAAGTCTGTTGCAGCAAAATTAATAAGCGAAGGTCTTTTGTTAACAGGTATATTTGCTAACTTCATAAAGTCCGATGCTATAGTTCCCGAAAAGTTCATGATATATCTACCTCAACATCAAATGTCTCTAAATCAGCAGTGTCTAATCGTAAGGATAAAGTTACCTTAAGGGAGTTTCCTCCTGATGGTCCAAGTTCTCCCGTTGGGAAAACGGAAAGTTTTGCTATATTCGCACCTACAATATAATTATTAAATGAGTATCGAATCTCTCTCTTAATACTCTCGAAGGTACTCTCATCTAAAGGTTGAAATAAATATCGACGAAGGTTGCACCCAAAGTTCGGGAGCATTACTCTCTCACCCCTTTCCGTCTTAAGCAGTTGGTGAACCGCATCCTTAATCATACCAACACCTGTTTTCTTTGAAAAAATCCCACCGTCAGGAGAGGAACCTAAGGGAAAACCTAAGCCATAAACTTCTTGTCTCTTAGAAGTTGGGCCTTGGGTTATGTACCTAGGGGTCGTTCTTCCGTATACAGTTACAGTTTGATTAGCAGCCATTAGATCTTAATATTTTTGAAGAAGCCTTGTTGAGCTTTGTAGTTTTGCAAAATCTCTCCATTATCTAGTGGTCTAGAGTAAAACTTTAAGCTACCAACATGCCCACGAAGTCCACTGGTGATGCCTCCTCGATCCCCACCCATGAAGTTGCCATTTTTATACATTCCATCTGTGTATCCTCCACCCACAATCCAAGGAGTATAGAAAGTATTTAATAAGGGGCCTTGTTTTAGGATATCAGGACCATCGACTGTTGTGGACGAATATTGGAAACTATTTGATTTTTTGAAATTAGGTAGGCTAGGAGGAATTCCAATCTCCGTTCCAAATACTTCAACCACAGAAGAGGTTGCCATAAGGGATCCGTCCGCGTACATCTTAATAACATCGTTAACGGGGTCACAGGATATGTTGATCAAAACAAATTGAGATGATACATTTCCAAAATCTGTTGCGGATAGATCTACTTTCATCTTGTAGAAAGTCGGGTTGGCTTGGCACTCATCACTATTAATCCAAGAAGCCGCCGATGCGTCTCTAGATTGCGTTGGAGCTATAAAGAAGCTTAAGGAAGACGCAGGATCGTTATCATAATTATTATTACTGTATCCCGATAGCGATAATGGGTATCCTGCTTCTGTAAGTCTTCTATCTCGGGTGAATCCACAAACCATTCCTCTTACAAACTCATCGCCTCTATTGTTTCTTAGATAGTCTAAATCACTCTCAGGGGCAGGAGGGCACGGACCAGAAACGGTGGATTTACCTACATTTTCACTAGCTAAAAGAACCTTCGTTAAAGAGGAAGCGGTAGCACTCAACCACCCTACTCCTCCGTCCATGATATTAGGGACATGAGCCCAGCATTCTAAGGTAAACCCTAGTGAAGAGTAAGTTAAGTCCTGGTACTCTTTAGTGTCAGGAAGCTTAACATATGATCCTAAAGCGGAAGCAGCGGTTGGATCACTAGATTTATTTTGAACAATTCCACCTAAGTAAGGGATCCCTAAACCTGAGACAAATACATCCTTCTTAGAAGATCCCACCATCTGGGCGTTATTATACATATTCTCTGTAGCACAGTTTGTTATTGGGAAAGACAGCGACGAAGGAAGCTCCAATTTAGTTTCTAAAAAGTTGTAAATTGCAAACAAATCCTTGTATACGATTTGATCATTTAAAGATAACACCGTTCCCGCTTGGGTAGAGGAGGGGGAGTATAAGATACTGCCTTTCCCGACTGTAGGAACCCTTAACTGCTCGAAAGTTAATGAAGGTGGGTTAGCACTCGTTCCTGCAAATTTAGCATTAATAGGTAACACTATACCCACAACATCAGCCTGGTTAAATATTAATGCGTTCTGCTTCTCTAAATCTACTTCTAAGTTATAATCTGCTAGGTAAGAGAAATCATTAATTGGGATCTTTCCTGGAGCGAACTTAGGCTGCGTTTCCTCCCCATAAATCTGAGGAGCCTTAACAGCGACTTCAATCTGTTTCTTTCTCCTATTAACCTTACTGTTATGATTAGCAATATCTGAAATAATTAAGTTTCTCTGGTTTTTTACAATTGAGGAACCTTCACCAAATTCAGAAATAAAGGAAACTAAGTCCCCTGATAAATCGTATACATGCTTATCCCTCTGTTGTTGTAGGACAGAAAGGAAGTGGTCTTCATTATAGTAATGTTGGAGTCCTATACTATCATCAATTCGGGTGGGATCGAATATATTGTCTGCGAATTTATTCAAAGATTTTATGGAGATAGCTTGACCTTTACCACCTAGGTTGGGATCATAGTCATACTTCCACTTATCCCCAACAGGTACAATCCCTGAAATAGCCAGGAACACGGGATCTAGTCCTCCTGATTGGGAGTCGTAGTATAAACCATCAGAGGTTAACACATACTGTCCTGTAGCGGTTTCTGGGGGTCCGTAAGTTAATCGGAACACTTCTTTTTGATCTGTCCCCAGAGCAGGGTCTGTAGGGGAGCATCTCTTAAAAGTAGTATTCTCTAAGAACGGATCTAATTCAGAAGAATTTAACAAACAGGGCTCCAGTGAGGGGTCTGCTGCTCTGGCTTGAAGGATATTATTAATAGTACGAAGGGTATCATTACACTTATCTATAAAATCAGTAGCTTTGGATAACTTAGCAACATCTCCTGCGTACTTAGCTGCCTGACCTCCCGAAGAATTGTCTCCAGAGGTCCCTGATTGGTAGTTTTGCAAAGCATTAAACTTATCTAAACAATCAGTTACGGAGTCTATCTGGTCTGATATATTGTTATAGTTTTCATAAAGTTGAGCCCCAAAAGATACCGCATACTGTATAGCCCCTAGTATGCCAGCAACATCGTTCTTAGACTCTGTATCGTCATTATCAATTCCCTGCCAGGAAGTGTCAGACATAAATGTAAACACTCCATTTTCCGTATCAAACTCAGTAATCCCCGTACCGAGGGCAATCTTTTTAAATACCGAAGTGGTCACTTCATTCGCCATTCCCTTACCCTCTGAGACTTTGGATTGCATTCCAGACAAAACTGAACTGGGGAGTAGATTGAGAGCCCCTGCTGCCATATTTAGCATACAGCTAGGCAACCCAAAAGACATACCTATAGACTGGAGCATACCCGTGCCCGTATTGCCTTGAATTTCTGCGAATGCTCCTAAATCAAATTCTGCCATGATTGCCTCCTATTATATAGTTACTCCACTGTTATCATAGTAACTTTCTGTATTTCCAATCCCTGGGTCAGCATTTGATGATCCTCCTTCGTTTAACCTGATGTTTGGGGTTCCGTCTGCGAATACAGTCCCTCCACTCTTCAAGCTTAGGTCTGCCCCAGCCTCAATATTAATTGCGCCTCCTGCTTTTATGTTAATACTATCCGTAGCATTAATACCTATATTCTTTGCTGAAATGTCTACCTTACCATTTGTCTTAATACGGATAGCTCCATCTTCCCCATTAGTTTGGATTTCGATCACCTGATTACTTCCACTTGTATTAATACATTCGATAAAGATTCTACCTTCAGCGGCTTTGGTAAATATGTTAACGTCCTTCTTATCACTTTGGATATTAACATTACCGCAAAACCCAGGAAAGTCTCCCCAAATATCTCCATTACCTTGATTAATTAATTGAAGTTCCCTTCCGTTTTCGCCAACAAAAATGTCGGTTTGTGACCTAGTGTTTAGATATTTTTGAGGTCCAGCACTTTCTACTTGAATTGCTTGGGCGGGGACAGTGAAATTTTGGGGGTCATTAGACAAAGTGATCTTAGAATTATTTCCTGAATCTAAAATAATGGAGTCAATTGCAGGACTGTCGATCAAGCTAATTTTTTTATTTGTCGATGATGTTATCTCAGTTTTCTTATTAATATACTTTGGGGTATATTCTTCGGATATAAGCAACCCCGCTCCGTTAGGGCTTTTAAGAGCCATTTGCATGGGAACACCTCTAGAGCGATACAAATTGGGAACCACTCGCTCTAAAGGGGGGGGTTGAGGTATCGCGTCACCTATCGCCCCCGCTTGCTCGGGGATAAATGTGGCTCCTAAGTAGAACCATGCATCATTTTTTTCTGGGCTGCATACCAGGATTTTAGTTCCTACCTCAGGAATAGCTACAAAAGCACCTTGGCCGTTGGAAGCATAAGGACTTACATAAAAAATAGTTCTTGGCTTGTCATCTAATGTTTTGATTACAGCCTGGAACGAACCATTTGCAGCCGCATCCCCTACATATACTACCTCTGCTAGTGATATCGTCTGATTATTCATCAGTATTATCCCCATACGATATCACATTCTTTGTTAATTTGAAAGTAGACTCACTTTTAGAAGTAGTAATTTTATGAGAAAACCCTAATATTCTATATTGCCCACTAAAGAAGCTATTCATTAAAGTTCTCTCAGGAGTGTGAGTTTGGGAAATAGGGGCATCTTGGGCATATACTAGGCAGGGTGAATTTATATCCCAAATATTTGATAAGTGGAACGAAGGTAGGGTAGTAATAGTCATCTGTAATGCTTTTCTGTACATCTCTTCCATAAAGTTTGTCATAATTGTTTGTGGATCGCCATTCTTAAATTGGCTAATTTCAATAACTCCTCCTAAGTCATTGTTTTTTTCTCGTTCCTTAAGTTCCATAGCTACGAGGGACGCGCCCTCATAACTATCACCAGAGCTACTTCCTATTTTTTTTGCTAGTTCAGGTGATATTCTATTAGCTAACTCTTGTAAGATCTCCTCTCGGACTTTATCGGACAAGTTCATAGAGAAGCGTTTGTTATGAAGGAAGGCAACAGCGGCTCCTACAGTCCTAATAGGCAACGTTCCTACTCCTATGGGTAATATACCCATCGCTACCTTAGCAGCCCTATCCACTACCATTTTTTTAAATCCAAATTTTAATTGCGCTAAATAAATCCCTGCGTAATGAAACTTCATATCTAAAATATTTGGATTTGCAGTATTGTATTTAAAAATGCTTACCCCCTCATTTCTTGCCATAATTTCCAGGTCTTGTGAAAGATTTTTCTTGTCATTAATTGCAGCATCGAAAGCGAAATTATCGGGAGCGTTCGAAATATCACCAAACCCTGCTGACCCCTGTTTTATTATAGGACTCACTAATTTTCGGATATCGTTCTGATAGTCTTCGTTAAGTAATATTGAGTCATTGGGATGGATAGGGATTACTGTTATGCTTTTAATGAGGTTATTCTTGTAATCTTGCTCGGCGGCGAGTGCGGCGACTTTGGAAGCTTTGAGATTTTCCGAAAAATCTAGCGTGACAGGCGTAACCGTCCCCATGCCCCCGAAGTCCGCTGCCCCAAATTCCGGTACTACCGCTGCGCCTCCGACGAAATCTAACAACTTTGGAGCCTCAGACGGGGTAGGGGCATAAGGTGTCTCTGATTCGGCTATCACCTGATTTTTCTTAGCCAAAACAGCTTTTTTTTGGTGTTCAGCGACAGTCTTCTGCGCTTCTGATACAGATACCCTTCCATATAGATAATCACGAATAAGGGCTTGATCTCCTACAATAATTGCTTCCCTCTGCGTATTGAAGGTTTTGTATCCCCCAAAAGTTGGGTAGCTTTTTAGGAGATCACCGCTCCAGTAGTCTAAAACACTAGTGTTGGTTTCATTAAAAATACCAAACTCTATTCGGTAATTCTCTTGTGAATTTAAAAGAATTTTATTAATAACAGAATTAATAGCTTCCATATGATTAGGAATTCCTTCGTTATCTGCTTTTTCTAAAACAGCCCAAAATAAATTATCCATATACCTACTTACCGCTCTCTCCATTTGCGATTGGGCTGCTTCAATGCTCTCCTGTATTGCTAAGTCTCCGATAGGTATTGCTTGTGGAGCTTCTCCATAAATTATACTATCTTTATGCATAGAAAGAAAAGATAAATTTAATTGTTCAAGAAAATAACTAATTACTAGTTCCTCACTCTCTAAACCTGCCGTAGGAGCCTTAACCCATGCATCGATAGAGTCTTGTTGGGGACCAGTTCTTAGGCCTTCCCAGTAAGCTCCAAAGTCTAGATCGCGGACCTTGGGATCATAACCTCGGGTAGGTTCACCCCCAAGTCCTCCACGGTCCAGAGCCTCTTCAATTAGATTACTACAAATAATATTAATATTTGGTAATAAAACAATAACGTTTGGATTACTTGTTGCCTTTTGGATGTAGCTCCTTAGAGTATCGACAACTATTGCATGGAAATCAATCTTTTTTACGCTCTCCGCAATTTTGGAATAACCCGCTTTCTCAAAAGTACTTAGTATATGGCTAGTGCTTTTCGCTCGGGCATCCGTAGTGTTTGGGTGTGCTTGCAGATAGTCCCAGGAGTCGTATACAGATTTTCCATTAAGAATGTTCTTAAAGTTTATGTTCTGGGAAATCCCACTGTACCGCATAGTTAGCCCTGCTAAGTCTAAGTTTACTTTTTCATTGTATGATCCCCTTCTTTGGTGCATCTGGAGTGCTGTGGGGGAGGGGGTGAGGGTAAGAGTAATTTTTCTTGAACCCTTCATGCTGAGGTCTGCTGTTGTTAAGACTACTCTGTGAGGACCAGACCATAGATCTAAATTATTCCCAGAACCATACGCAACAAATATTTGGTTCTTTGACTTGTGTTTTGCATATTCTACCGCGAGGTCTGTGAAAAACTCTTCCGTATACAAACTCCCGCTTTTCTCCATACCCTTTTTTACTAGCTCTTCTAAGAAGTCTGGGTTATCACCACCATTATAAGAAAACCCCGCTAGAGTTGTTACTATATTATCCGAGGTAAAGCGTTTCTCGAACTCACCCTTAGGATCAATAAGAGTTAGCTTCATAATCAATCCGTCACCCATATTGTTGCTATGCTCAAAAGAAATAAAGTTTGGGTTAGCCACACTATCAAAAAGCAGGGTATTATCAAACCCAGATCCTGGTTTGGATAGCTCTTTAATTAAATTTGTATAGGTAGCTCCAGCCGTAAAGAGCTTATCCATAGCCTTCCTATTGAATCCTATTATTACGTTAGCTGTGGGTACTCTCATTACATCTTAGGAATTAAGATTTTATCACTTACCTTAAACCCTTCGTTTGGATCAGAAATACTATTAACCAACATAAGAAGCCACCAGTTCTTAGGTGTTCCATAAAATATATTAGATATTAGATCAGGTCGATGCTCATATCCATTAGGGACATACCCTACCTCATACTCATATGCGGAGTCTAAATCAGACAGAATTGAATCAAATTTGGGTGTGTTCACTATAGTTGTGGTAATCACATTCCTATGCCTTACTTGATTTACATCTAAGCTATATGGTCCCCTGTTTTTACCTAATGATGCCATTACAATTATACCGCTCCTGGCCCTGGATTACGAGACAAATGTAGCCCCCCAGATCCGGGGTCCATACTCAAGGTATCACCTTCCACAACAGCTTCCCATCCAGCGAGATTGTCCTGCTGGATGATCTGATTGGCATCAAAACTACCAAAGTTTCCAGTTCTAATTTCTTCTAACTTCATAGTTATCTTAAGTTGGCGGGGGAGGAGTGTATTTATATCATACCCCGCTTCTTCATTATAGCTTATTGAGTAGTCGGTGCAGATGCAGGGAATGTCTTGATAAAGAATACCATGCCGTAAACGGATGGTTGGAGGTCCATAAAGAGGGTTCGCCGCATTGTTAACTACACTTGATCTAATAATATTTGTCCAATAAATAATTAAATCAATAATACGATATGTTAATTGCGTATTTTCATTATCTTCCATATCCTTTTTTGCCTTCTCTTCGGCCTTATCTTGACTAGCCTGTCCTTCGTTTAGTAGGGTAGTTTTGACCGCAGTGTGAGCAGCCTGTCCTGCCACAACACCCATCATACCAAACTTGGACATCATAGCTTTAGTAGTCGCACCATCCATTCCTGCTGAAATCTGATTATTTAACAAAACTTGTTTTGCACTTGAAAAAGCTAATTCTTTAGTATAGTGAGTTCCTAATTGGAATGCCATTCCTGCTATTGTCCCTGCTGCTTTATGAGGTTCTAAAAATTTCTTTTTTTCAGCCTCAATGTTATCCTTATCAGATTGATAGCGTATAAACCTTTCAAGAGTTAACCCTGGATTATCTTCCATAATATGGGGCATCGTCATATTGAAACTTAAATTAAGAACCCTAGAGTCTGCTCCAAGGTAGCTGTAAAGATTACTAGATCGAGAGATTAAGGAGTACTTTTGATACCTAGCCTTCTTACTTTCCATGATTTTAACATTCTCAAAGAAAGGCATCTCAACAACATAATAATCACTTCCTTGAGAGGGTACAGGGAAGTAAAACATTAATTTTGATCTTTCAGGAAGTTTTCTATCTATTATGTGTCTATTAGCCATGATTAATTTCCTTTAGAGTTGGTGGAGGGGGCACTTCCTACAAGATCTTCTGAGTTAGCTAGTTGCGCTGCTGCAAGTTCATTTGCAACTTGTAACTCGGCTATAACGTCCACTAGGGTTTGATTATCGGTCATACCAAGTTGAGCCTCGATCCCTCGACCTAGCATATTGGCTGAGTGGGATAAGAACTCAGATGCTGTGTTATCATCCTTATCTAGAATGTCCGCTGTTTTTTTAGTGTTTTCCTCTGTCTTTAGGCTAACTCCTAATAAATCAGCATCTGCCTCCATTTTTTTCCTCAATGCTTCAAGGAGTGCATCATTATCCATATTATCAATCCTAGCATTGTCTTTGGACATGTCGCTTGTCTTATATGCTATTAGCCCCGCAAGCGCAGCTGCCCCTAGTAAAGGGTTCATCACCGCCAGCGCGAGCGCTGCTATTATGGAGAGAGTTTTGAAGGAACTAACTAGTACATCTATTGTAAAACCTACAACCGAGCTAAACGCCTCAAATTTTAAGTACAACCTTATAGAGGAAGCAACAAGGCTACTTACTGCATTTTTTAAATGAGCCCCTAATAATATCGCAACCTTTTTTATAATTGGAAACGCCGCAACAAATGCCAACTGTAAAGGTAAAAAGATTTCATCTTTGATTATACCTAATTGATCTCCAAATTTTGCGAGAGGGTCTGCGGTTGACTCTACTCTTTTTCCGAAGGCATCACTTAATGTTACCATATCTAAGGCTGCGTCTCCAAATACATCTTTTGCCACTCCTACCAGCCGATAAAAATCGGGAGATCCAGCAGTAAAGTCTTTAACGGTATTGGAAGCGGTCTTCAAAGCATCCTTAAGTATCGCTGTAGCCTGAGCTTCCGTTTTTGCCGCAGCGAGTCGTTCTCGCACATCCCCAATTCCTAATGTTGCTAAATTTTGGAATGCTTTATCACTAGTGTCGAAGATTTGCCCCATCACCTTGTTTAGCGGATCAGACAGGGATGTACCTAATTCTCCTTGAAGGGAGGCTATTGCATCGGCAATATGGGGACCTATTCCAGACAACTTCATTGCTGGGAAGTGTTTGGCTAGACTATCAATAGCATTTACAAGAACATTAGTCGCTGTTTGCCACTTTGCCCCTAGTCCAGGTAAGGAGTCAGCTAGGGCATTCGTGGCTTCTCTGGAATTACCTAATGTCATCTCCATCTTAGCAAATACGCCAGCAGTTTTTGCAGATTGGGTTCCTGTCAATCGCTGCTGGTTAATGAGCTTTCCAATGCCGCCTGTATTCCCTTGGAGTCCCGCCTCCATGCCAGCGAAGGAGGCAGTGAATCGTTCAGTTAAGCCACCCCGAAGTTGGTTCATTTGGGAAGCGAACTGTTCACTAGTCTCCCCGAAGGACACACCAAGAGCTAAACTAGCTTTGTCGGCGCTCTTAGAAAACTCCCAGGTTTTCGAAAGTTGTTCCGTCAACTGGCCCACAGCGAGTTTTAAACCCCCCATCGCCTTGGATAGTGCTACGTCTCCTGCTGCTGCTACTAGTGGTATCATCTATATCTTCCTCTTATTCTTATTTGATAGGTATCCAAAACCTGGACCTATAAAGTTGTTATTTTTACCCACAGGTTGTTTCTTTACTTTCCTTATTCTTCTTAGCTGTCCGTATATGTTGGTCATGATATAAGTTCTAAAATCGGATTCCGAAAAGTTCCCTCGATTATATAGAGCATCTAGAGACTCTGGGGTATAATCTCCATTCTCAGGTAATGTGAACCCTGTAAGCAGACGATTACCCGTAGCTGCATCTCTAGTTACTGGCCTAGTTACTAAGAGAAGCCTCATTCCTCGACTCCCTACACCAGTACCTAACTTATACCTAAAAAATACTACATCTCCAGGGACTGCACAAGAGTTGGATTTAGGGACTGTTCTGGTGTTTCTTTTGTTATCTGCTCCAACAGATTTTAAAAAATTCCGAAATTGTTTTGAAAATTGAGGCATGTTCTTATATTATATAATAAGAGTTTAAAATATGAGTAGTAACCTAGAC